AGCAGAACCACTTAGTAATAGATTTGGTATTTCACCATTCTTTACGAACTCAAAGAATGATTTTTTGATAGATGCAGGAAGTATCGTGTCCTCAATTGTTTGAGGACGATACTTTTCAACGTAAAGAAATTCCTTACTCATGGAGACCAAACCCCTCCGAATGGTCGTGTAGAATACCCAAGATTGATGATGAGATCACTCTACTCCCATGATTGAAGCGGAGACTGGCACTTCTATCACACTTATTAATATATATGCTAAACATTATATTTTGAATCAGGTTCTAGTGCAATAAAGTACTCTAAGTCCACATCTTTGTTTTTGAAGTTTGATATACCTTTAGAAGATACAAACACTTCATAATTACCTTGTAAGATTTTTAAATTTTCAATTTTGAAGTTCATAGAGAATGAAACACCATTGCCTTCACCTACAATTCTACTGAATGTATTAGATGTTGCATTCTTCTTATCAGTAACTACAAACTCAATCTTGGTACCATCTGATTTAAGAATTAAATCATTTACACCTAGAACACTTGCAGCTTTCTGTAGTTCATCTAGTAGTGTTGATGATAAATCAATCTTGACCTCTGCATCTGGCATTGTGATCATCTTTTCAGGTGAAGTCACCATACCCTCACTTGCATAGAAGTAAGTCATAGCAGAATCATTGTCTGAGATAGATGCTGAACTTTCATTGAAATTGAATTCAGGATTATCCAATAACGAAGTTGCACCTAAGAACTCTGCAAGATTGTAGATACTAAACTCTTGGCTGAATGTTTCAGGCACCGTTGCCACTGCCAAGATATTTTTCATATTCGAGATTGTCTTAAGTTGATTACCTGAATCGACTTTGATTCCCGAATTTATAGTTGCGAAGTTTTTTAATATACTTCTAGTTTCATTACTTATTTTCACTGTTAGCCTCCTTGTCGTGAACGTGTAACATGAACATGGCATAATGAATTACTTTAAGTAAGTCTGCCCTATTCTTCCCATTTTTCTTTCCGTATCTTTGTGCATATTTCATTATGTTTCCGATACAGAAACCTTCACCATGTCCACTGTCAATAATAAATTCAGTGGATTGGTATTTGTTCAGTGAGTAATGTTGATCATACGTCTTATCAATATAAGAGGACAACTCCTTCAGGAGTTTGTCCTCGTTATACTTGTAGTCAATCTTTCTCTTAAACATACTCATCGGTATCATTATACTCTGAAGTCTCTGATTCGTCTAGAGGATTTTCATCATTAAGTGAAACACCCTCATCGACTTTAGTGTAGAGGTCAAGAACAGCAGCTCTTGTCTCTTCATCGAACCTTGAGATACACATTTCGATTGACTTGAGTTTGTCGTCAAACATTCTGAAAGCGTTGACGATGTGAACAAGTCTTCTTGTTGTGATAACATCATCGATTGCACCCTCGTAGTATGTCTTTCTGATTATGTCAGCCCAATCTACTAACTTGGTTGTGAACTCAGTGTCGACTTCACCAGTCAATGCCATTTCTTTCTCAAGAATTTTTCTCTCAGTTGTCACTGGAGGATATTCTTGTTGCATAGTGATCGCAAACCTTTCAAGCATCGCTTCGTTCATGATCTGAGTTCCGATGAACTTGCCATCTTCTGAACCTTGACCTTTAGTGTTTGCAGTCGCAAGAATAGTGAAACCCTCTTTAGGTGTCACCCACTCACCAGTTTTCTTGATCAAGTAACCTTTACCTTCAAGAACTGATTGTAAACACATAAGTTTGTTAGAACCAAGATCGACTTCGTCTAAGAGAAGAACAGCGCCTTTTCTCATTGCCTTGATAACAGGGCCTTCTCTGAACTCAATGTTACCATTGACTAGAGTGTGACCACCCATTAGATCATCTTCATCGGTCTCAATAGTGATATTGACTCTGTAGAGTTCTCTCTTCAGTTGAGCACAAACCTGTTCGATCATCAAAGTCTTACCGTTACCAGAAAGACCTGTGACAAAAACAGGGAAGAAAATCTTCGACTTGATTATGTTCTTGACATCTTTGAAATGTCCGAAAGGAACATAATTAGTCATTTTCTCAGGAACAATTTTGACATTGTCTTCTAAGATGTTAATCGATTCTGTCTGAGCAGCAACAGGCATGTTGCTTTGAACTTTAGCAGGAATCGCCCTTGTTGTCATAGGAACAACATTACTATTGATCAAAGGTGTTAGATCAAAAGTAGTTTTAGTATCATTCGTAAATGGATACTTTTTAGATTTTACCCAATAGGGTACATAATCCAGAGTGTCTAAATCCTCTTTCGAGAAAACAGACTGATCTGGAAAATTAGTTTTTAGAGTGTTTATAAACTCTACTTTATCTGGTGATAACCTAAAATTCTTATCACCTAGATTGATA